TGTTACTGCTGTAACCAGCAATACTGTATTCACTGTTGCTAGAATCACCAGCAATAACCTTACCAATGGATCTATTGACGGTGCGATGACGCTAATCCGTCCAGAGATCAAGTTTGCTCAGAAGAGATCTCTGCTTACACCTATTGCTAAGGCAGCTGTTAAGTCTACCTCTACTAACAGTCAGGGTTCTTCGGTCATTCCTCTGGGTTATTTCCGTAAGTCTTATGTAATTCCTTCGTCTGAGATTAGCAGTGGTGCTTTCTCACTGTCTGCTGGGTCTAACCTGGTATTCAGATCTCCTCAAGATGCTGATGATTTCCAAATCGTTGTAACTAGCGTATCTTCTGGATCTGGCGTATTGGGTAATACCTATACCCACCCCAACTTCACTACTTCTTCTGGCGCTAACTCCGCTTCCGTATCTGTATCTGGTCTTCCTTCTACAGTCAACGGTTGTATTGTTATTGCTACTGTATACTCCAGCAACCGTGCTGCTAAGGCAAAGACCACTGAGCGCATGAAGGTGCTCAAGATTGATGACTCTTCCCTTGGTACTTCTAATGGTCTGACTCAAGTCACTGGAGGTTATGGAACCAGAATCGAAGATAGTATTATCTCTTTAGGTTGTCCAGATGTCTTCGACATCAAAGCTATATACGAATCAAAGGATGGTAACGATCCTGTCGTTCCTAACTTCCAGTATACTAACCTGATTGGTTCTTTTGCCAACAATCAGATCCTTACTGGTACGGAATCTGGTGCTAAAGCACAGATCGTCTCCTTCGACAGTCAGAGAGTATACTACGTATACCTCAATGAGAATGTCTTTGCTGGTACCGAAAAGGTAACAACGGAGACAGCGGATTGTCGCATTGTGATCCAGACTATTATTTCTGGTAGCACCAACATTACAACCTCATACAATCTTGACAATGGACAAAGAGAGCAGTATTACGACTACTCACGCCTTGTACGGAAGTCTGGCTACAGTGCTCCTACACATAAACTGCTCGTTATTTTTGATAGGTTCGTCACGACAGGTGGTGACGGTTTCTATACCGTCGATTCTTACGACTCAGATGATTACAAAGAGATTCCTGAGTTCGGAGAAATCAGTCTGCGTAATGCCCTCGACTTCAGACCGATGGTCCCTGCGGCGCTCAATAACACAGGCACTAGGACGTCTCCGTTCACTCATTCATCGACAGGCAAGCTAGACTTTGATAACAGAGTCTTTACTGGTAACCTGGTAGGTATTCCTGGTCAGGCAGACACTACTATTCTTTCTTACGAGTATTACCTCGGCAGAATTGACAAAGTATTCATTAATAAGGACAATAAGATTCAAGTTGTTAAGGGTGAACCTTCTGAGAACCCTGTACAACCTACGGACATTGAAGACGCGATGCTTCTGTCCACTATCTTCATCGAACCCTACGTATTCGATGTAGAACAAGATGTAACCATCACTCAGACAAACTACAAGCGTTACACCTTTAGAGACATCCAAGTCCTTGAGGATCGTATTAAGACTCTTGAGTATTACACTCAACTGTCCTTGCTTGAAGCTGAGACCGCTACATTCGCTGTACGTGACTCTAATGGTCTGGACAGATTTAAGAATGGTTTCATTGTTGACAACTTTGCTACTCTGGGCACTAGCGATACATTCCACCCAGACTATCGTTGTTCTCTCGACTTTGAAGAAGGACATCTGCGTCCCTCTCACTACACCACTAACCTTCCTCTGACAGTTAGTGCTAACTCACAAAACATCCAGCAGACTGGTGATCTTATCACCCTGCCATACACTGATGTTGTTTTGGTTGACCAACCTTATGCTTCGGCACTGGAGAATGTCAACCCATTCAACGTGTTTACCTTTATTGGTGACATCAAACTTGTTCCTGAGTCGGATGACTGGGTAGACACCAAGTCTCTTTCCGCACTTCAAGGTCCTACTGTTGAGGGTAACTTTGTTTCCACCAGCAGAAGACTGAATGCCAACAACAACGGTATTACACCTATTCAATGGGGTTCTTGGCAGACCACATGGTCTGGTCGTATTGGATTCAACCGTCAGGTCACAACTGGTAAGGGTAAGCGTCGTAGAACTCGTACCCAGAACTTCTCTAGAGTTAGAACTGATCAGACAAGAAGTGGTATCCGTTATAAGATCACTCCTGTCATCGAACAGCAGTCTCTGGGTAGCAGAGTTGTATCTGTTGAGCACATCCAGAACATGCGTTCTAGAAACGTTGAGTTCGCTGCTCAGAAGATGAAGCCTAAGACTCGTTTCTATGCTTTCTTTGATGGCGTAAACGTTGCCAAGTATATTACACCTAAACTTCTTGAGGTTACTAAAAACCCTAACGATGACAGTGATACAAACAGCACACCTTTCCAGGTGGGTGAAACTGTCAAGGGTCTGACCTCTGGATGTAAGCTTCGTATCTTGGAACCCAACGATCAACATAAGAACAACCCTTATACTGACGCTGATATTTCCTCTGTCACCGACTACACCGCTAACCTTGGTTGGATCAACCTTGATACTGGTGCCCTTGCTGCTCAAGCATTGGGTGCTTACTCTGGTAACCCGATTCCTGGTGAGGTTTTGGTTGGTGAGTCCTCTGGTGCTAAAGCAAAAGTCAAGGAAAGAAGACTCATCACCGATGCTTCTGGTTTCGTGAAGGGTAGCTTCTTTATTCCTGATCCTAGCGTCAAGACTAATCCTAAATTTAAGACTGGTACACGTCTGTTCCGTCTGTCTGATACCTCTAACGACTCTACTGTACAAGGTGAGTCTGAGTCCAGCGCACAGACAGAATACGCTGCTACTGGTATTCTCCAGACTACTCAAGAGACAATCATCTCTGTACGTAATGCTAAGATTGAAGAGCAAAGATTTACCCAGAGCAGAACTCTGTGGTCTGACCCTCTTGCCCAAACCTTCCTGATTCAGGATGAGGATCTTGAGGGTGGTGTATACCTGACTAAGGTTGATCTGTTCTTCCAACAGAAGGATGCTGAGATTCCTGTTGCTATCGACATCAGAACTGTTGAGAATGGTACTCCTACTCAGGTTATTGTTCCTTTCTCTAAGGTTATCAAGCAAGCAGAAGATGTTGTAACATCTACTGATGCTTCTGTACCGACTACATTCGTATTTGATTCTCCTGTTTATATTGGTCATCAGCAAGAACATGCTATCGTCGTAACCTCTGACTCTAACCAGTTCAAGGTATTCATCTCCCTGCTGGGTGAAGATGCTATCGACGCTGCTCATGCTGGTGAGAAAATCTCTGAGCAACCCTATATTGGTGTATTGTTCAAGTCACAGAACGCTTCTACTTGGACACCTTCTCAGTTTGAGGACTTGATGTTCAAGATCTACAGAGCTGACTTCACCATTCCTACAACCCTTGCTCCGTCGCAACTGATACTGAATAACGCCACTCTCGAAGAGAATAATGGTGGTTTCCTCAATCTTCTGCCTAATGCTATGGCATTAACAGACGATCAGGCTTATATTGACGTCTTCCACAACAACCACGGGATGCAGTCTTCTGCTAACTACGTGATTGTAGATGGAGTTGTCTCCGAAATTGGCGACACCCAGATTAAGGCGGCAAACGCTCTGACTGCTACTGCTTCTCAGATCGTTGTCGATGACGCATCGTTGTTCCATCGTTGTATCGGTGGTAACTCCACACAGGCAGCATCTCTAACTTCCAGCAACACTGGACCTGGTAATGCCGCTCCCGCAGTCTCCGATACTAATCCTGGCTTCGTGAAGATCGGTGATGAAATCATCGCCTACGAATACATCAACAATGGATCTCCTAATTGGGTTATTAATATTCTGGGTCATAACGCTGGTACTGTCAGCGGGAGAGCCTGGGATCCCGTCACCAACTCGGGTGGCGCTACTGGGACTGCCCATGCTGCTGGTACTCCTGTATCGTGCTACAACCTTGGCGGTATCCCTCTCACAAGAGTCAATGGAACCCACCATACTTCTACCTTTGGCGGTCTTACCACTCTGAACAGTCCCCACAAGTACAGACTCCTCATCAACAACTTCAAGTCTCATAAGACTATTAGTGGTGGTGGTGAAAATGTTACTGTATCCCAGAACATTCCTTGGGACGTTCTGACACCTGCTGTTCAGACTCAGACTCAACCTGGTACATCTATTGCTGCTAGAGCAAAAGCTACCTCTGGCACATCATGTGGTCCTTTCCCGAACGGAACCTCTCCTGAGACTTCGTTCCAGAAGGATAGCATTTGGAGAGAAGTTACTCTCAACGATATCAACTACTTCCTGTCTACCAAGGTGATCGCTTCTAAGCAGAATGAGATCAGCAACATGTCTGGTGGGAAGTCACTTGAGATGGAACTGAACTTCTTCAGTGACGTATCTCACCTGTCCCCAGTTGTTGATACTCAAAGAATGAGTGTCACCACTACAGCAAACCTTATCAACAATGCCACACCCACGCAGGGCATCGGTGATGAGAATGCCGCTATATACATTACTCGACTCGCTCGACTGGACAATTCTGCTACAGGTGTCAAAGTTGCTTTGTCCGCAAACAACTTCGACTTCTCTAACCTTGTCCTGATGTATAAGTTGGTACCTGCTGGTTACACTGGCGATACTGATGATCTGAACTTTGAGTATTTCAATACCGATGGTCGCCCTGACAATGGTGCCATGGTTCCACAGAATGATCCCTTTGTATTCAGTGATTACGAGTTCACCGTCAATGATGCTCCCGCATACGACGGATTCCAGCTCAAGATCGTCCTCAGAAACCACAATCAACCTTATATCCCCAGAGTCAAGGATCTTAGAATCATCGCCCTGGCATAATGGAAGATTTTGAAAAAATTGCTTTAGAGCGAGAAAGAGAAATTCTCGCTCGACGTGACAAAGGAGAAGACGATCCTAGAGACTCGAAGGGATTAATTAAAGTAGAAGATCATCCCAACCTCGGGAGAGACCCTAATAGTAATGCCATCATAAACACCGACAAGGCTGCTTATGAGGCATATATTAAGGCGCGTGAACAAGCTCGTCTCAGCAGAGTTGAAAACCAAGATCTCAAATCAGAGATCAGTGAACTAAAAGAACTTGTAAAGCTTCTAGTTGAGAAGAACGATAAATAATGGTGACATAAATACTAAAGAGAAATCCTTAGAGCATGGCATCTGCTGTATCCAATCTATTGATCTATCAAGGTGCCGATTTCGTCATCGACTTTTCTGTTGAGAACGACAACGGCACGGAGTTCAACCTGACTGGTTACTCTGCGGCATGTAAGATCAAAAAGCACTACACAAGTAGCAGTTCTGTTACCTGTACTACTGCTATTTTGACTCCCGCTACCGCTGGAAGGATTCAACTTTCGTTATCTGCTGCTCAGACTACAGCAATGAAGTCTGGTCGGTACGTATATGATGTAGTTATTACCGCATCTTCTGGTCTTAAGACTAGAGTGCTTGAAGGTACTGTAAGTGTTCTGGAGGGCGTAACACTCTAATGGCAAGACTAAGATTTGGAGATCAATCAGTTCCCAGAGTCACCCGTGTCGCAACTGGTGGCGGTGGCGGAACCATTGGTTCTCTCGCTGACGTCGATTTGACTGATACTTCCTCAGGTGGTCTTCAGGAAGGTGGACTCTTGGTATATGACGCAACGAACGCAAGGTTTATTCCAACCACAATTCTCAATAACATCACTATCAACGGGGGTAGCTTCTAATGGCATCGGAAATCCTAATTAAAAGAAGTACGGGTACAGCGGCACCTGGTACTATTAATTACGGTGAACTGGCAATTACTGTTGGCACTGGTTCCCAGGCTAACCTCGGTGATCGTCTGTTCGTCGGTGATAACAATGCTGCTGCCCAAGTCATCGGTGGTAAGTATTTCACCGATATGCTGGATCAAGTCCACGGTGTACTGACCGCTGACAGTGCCCTGGTCGTTGACAGCAACTCAAAGCTTGATAACTTTTTCGTTGACGACGTACAGATCAACGCAAATGAAATCACAACTTCGACCACTGACGTTGACCTCGTAGTATCCGCTAACGGTGCTGGCAAGGTTGTATTCCAGGATGGTCAAGAAGTTGAGTTCGGCACCACTGGTGACCTCGAACTTGTATGGGACGATTCTGCTGCTGATCTTCAGATTCGTCGTCCTGCTGGTGGCAATGCTGCCGCTGCCCTGCTGATTCAGGATGACATCCCCCTGAAATTTGGTACAGGCAACGATGCTCGCGTCTATTATGACGAGACAACCCTAGACAAACTTCGTTGGGCTGGTGCTGACCAGCAATATGATGATGGCGTCCAAGTTAAATTCGCTGATACTACTGCTTCCACCA